AAAGCTAGATAATATCGAAGCAAACGCTACAGCGGATCAAACAGCGGCAGAGATACGCACATTGGTCGAAAGCGCGACAGACAGTAACGTATTTACTGATGCTGACCATACGAAGCTAAACGGCATCGAAAGTGGTGCGACAGCGGATCAAACAGCGGCAGAAATTAGGTCGCTTGTAGAGAGCGCGTCAGACAGTAATGTGTTTACTGACGCGGATCACGCAAAGCTAGATGGCATTGAAGCAGGCGCAACAGCGGATCAAACCATCACGGCAGGTTCGGGATTAATTGGTGGTGGCACTGGTAATGTTACGCTTAGTCACGCAGATACCTCATCGCAAGCATCAGTAAACGGGTCTGGGCGAACATACATCCAAGACATTACTTTGGACACCTATGGGCATGTCACTGGGCTTGCTACGGCTACTGAAACAGTCGTAAATACTGACACTGTTCCTAATAATGCAACGATCACAGTAAGCGCTGGCAATGCTATGTCAGGCGGCGGTAATTTTACAACCGATCAGTCATTCAACGAAACGATTACTCTTCATCACGCCGACACATCGTCCCAATCGTCAGTAAACAACAGTGGTCGCACTTACATTCAAGATATTACGCTTGATGGGTATGGCCATGTCACTGGCATTAGTAGCGCAACTGAAACAGTCACCGACACCAATACCAACCGATTGACAACTTTCCAGCTAGAAGATGGCGATGGGACTGAGGTCACAATTAGCCACGGCAAAGAGGTTAAGTTTGTTGAGGGCGGTGGCATTGACATCAACTGGACAGACACATCAACAGGCTCAGATGGCGATCCATATGACCTGACATTTACACATGCTGACACTTCTTCTCAGGCATCTGTGAACAACTCTGGTCGTACCTACATTCAAGACATTACGCTAGACACATATGGTCACATCACAGGTATTACATCTGCTACTGAGACTGTTACAAACACAGACACCACTTATTCTGCAGGTAATAACATGTACCTGTCAGGCACTCAGTTCAACGTAAACAGCAGCCCAATATTTAACTCTGTGTTAATTGGCAATAGAGTAACCTTGCAAGAAAGCACAGACCGTGCCGATCTATTGCAGATTACTTCTGAAACTTCTGGCTGGGGTGGCCTCCAAATCCGCAATAGCTCTAATGAGGGTCGTTGGTCATTTATGACTGATGGCGCTACGGCAGGTATCTACGACGACGAAAATAACGATTGGCATGTTCAGTGGTCAGAAAATGCTGGTACAACATTTTATTATAATGGTACTGCTAAAGTAACCATTGGCAACACCGACATGGAGATGTCCCAACGCTTAGATATGAACAACTATGATATCTACGGCGTAGACCAGATAGCCCATCACGGTGACACCAACACATACATGCAGTTCCACGCGGCTGACCAATGGCGTGTCGTTGTAGGCGGCACAGAGCGTCTAGAAGTCAAGAACAGTTCGCCGCATGTTTTGGTAACTGGTGATTTGAACAGTACATCAGATGCGCGGTTAAAAGAAAACGTAGAGCCAATCACAAATGCATTGTCAGATGTAACGCAGCTTGAGGGTGTTTCGTTTGATTGGAAAGACACAGGCACACGCGGTCATGGCTTCATTGCTCAACAAGTAGAACCTATTTTGCCAGATGTTGTGCAGACGGATGAAGAAACAGGCATTAAGTCGATTAACTATGTCGGCATGATTGGTCACTTGGTAGAGGCAATCAAAGAACAGCAAGAGCAAATTGACGCTCTGAAGAAACAACTTAATCGCTAATAGTGAAAGGATACCAGAATGGCTTTAAGAACAGGCTCAGGTTCAGGCACTGTTAGAATAGGTAACAGCGGCGAACTACAGAACATCACAAGTGTTGATGCCACCACAGCGGCGGCTATTGGTGCGGCTGGTGTTGGCGGGGGTGGTACTGTAGAAATGACCGCAGACGGGTCAATCTCAGCAGGTGATGTTGTAGGTATTAGCGCAACAGGTAAGGTTAAAACTACGGAAAGCGTATTTGGGCCAACGACACTTTCATACACACAGGCATCTGGATACATGTATGGAACTAAACTTGCCTATGACCAATCATCTAATAAGGTTGCATTTGCTTCTAGGGATACTTCTTCAAGTAGCGGAAGAATGAAAATTATCGTCGGAACAGTTGCGTCCAATGGTTCTATTACTTGGGGTACACACTACGAATATACTGGTTTCACCTATGTAGCTAATATTGGCTTAGCGATGCACAACAATGTCATTGTTGTTACCTGTAAAACATCAAACTACGGCAATTATCTCATGGGCATCGCATTCGGTGTTAGCGGAACTACAATTAACAGTAATTCTGGCCCATCATATCTCAGTGGAAACGGAGGCAACGCCGCGAATTTACAGGGCGGTAATTACTTAATGCCAGACGTAAACAACTCTGGAAAGTTCGTCTTGGCTTTTTGTGACGAAGGTAGTCAATACCCTTATGCTGGGATGATTACAGCAACAGGTTCTAGTTTGTCGTTCACAAAAACAAGGATAACTACGGCTATCAGCAATGTCGCAGAAAGATGCGACATAGCTTGGTCGCCTACTTACAATAAATTTATGGGCTGGTGGTCTAACTCATCAGTCACTTCTGTTGCCTGTGAAATATCAACATCAGGTTCTACTTTATCCATCGGGACACCAGTTCAAGCAACGCTTTCAGGAATGGGTGTAGACCATTATGGTTTTGGCTTCGATAGTGTCAGTGGAGACTATGTGCTTGTAACTAGAAGCGGTGGCACCATGTATGCTGCGATAGTGAACACATCTTCCAGTGGGGCAGCGCAAAGTTGGGGTAAGGTTAATTCTCTACGCCAAGGTTTCGGTGGCGACTATTATGCAATGTACACCTACGATGCTACAACAAATGAAGCAAAAGTTGGAGTTTGGGGCCATGAAAACCCTAATAGATATTTATTTATGCTATCAGTTACTGGTGAAGATGTAACCATAAAGGACACAATAACTGTAACAGATTACACGGGTAGTCTTTATGGGACAGAACTTGAAGGTTTACATGGTAGAGGCACGTTCTTAGCATGGGGACACCCCAGCCCGACAAACTCCCAACACAGAAACTCTACTGAGGTAAACACTAAAAGTAGTTACTTCAAAGTATTAGGCATATCAGAAGGCACTTACAGCAATGGTCAAACAGCAACCATTACTGTTACTGGTGGGACGACTAGTCAAATTTCAGGATTATCCGCGGGCGCAGGATATGGCCCAAGTGCATCAAGCGGTGGAGACTTGGCCCCAGCAACTGATGGTAACTTTGCAATTGCACTTAAGACAAACGAACTATTGTTGAGGTAAGCCATGAATGAAGAAGATAGAAAGATACTAGAGGGAACCACTTTCCCAGAAGGTACAAGCGCAGATGATTTACCTACAGAAGAAGTTGCATTGTTCAGCGAAGTATTTCGTGAGAAACGTGACAGGCTTTTAAAGGAAACTGATTGGTGGGCTGTAGCTGACCGCACGATGACCCAAGCTGAAACGGATTACCGTCAGGCTTTGCGTGATGTGCCGCAGCAAGATGGCTTTCCAGTAAACATTACTTGGCCCACGAAACCTGAATAGGATGTAGTACATGCTTGGCTTTACCCCCATAGCCGCAACCCCGTTAGGCGCAACAAGCGCATTACAGGGTCTGACGTTTGAAGTAGACGCAGGCAGCTATGCAGTAAGCTATCAGGGTGCAGGCAAGCTAATTACAGACGTAGCACCGACAGGCGTATTCACGCTAGATGGTCGCGCGGTTGATCTTACAAAAGTAATGAGCGTGGCGGTTGATGCTGGCACGTTTACCTTTACTGGTCAGGACGCAGGGTCAACACGCGGTTATGCGTTAAAGACTACAACAGGGTCTTACACTGTCACAGGGCAAGATCAGACGTACATTGTGCATGTTAGTATTCTGGCAAACGCAGGTACATTTAACGTCACAGGCCAAGAAATCGATGTAGACATCAGCGAAGTTGTAACTGCGGGATCGTACACGCTCACTGGCCAAGATGTCGGATTGTTGCCGCATACAACATAGGCGCAGACAGCGGTACGTTCACAGTAACTGGCCAAGAAATAGACGTTGATATTTCTGAAAGTTTTGACGCTGGATCGTTTGCTTTAACTGGTAAGGACATCGGCACAGTCATTGCGATGAATGTTGATTTAGCGTCAGGTTCGTTTGCACTGACAGGCGCAGATGCGGCGTTCTCTGTTGGTACAAGCATAAGCGCAGAAAGCGGCTCTTACACCACAACGGGGCGTGACGTTATCACAACCAAAGCCATGAATGTTGCGTTGATTGTTGGCTCATATACTTATGCAGGTAAGGATATCATTGTTCGCGGTTGGTTGGAGCCTGTTGTCGGCGCGGAAATATGGACAGAGCAGGCTGTGTCGGCAGAAATATGGACGGATGCTGCGTAGCGTGGTATTGTTCTTGTAACAGAGGAATGAGACATGACTTTTAGTGTAACAAAGCCAACAGTCGGTGGTGACGCAGACGGTTGGGGTACAAAGTTAAATAACGCGCTGGATGACATAGTTAGTGCGCACAATGGTGGTGCAGAAACTACGCCAAATGTAGTTACATCAGGAGCGGGATGGAAAGTTAATGGTGTTGCTGTAACAGCGTCCGCCACAGAGCTAAACAAGCTGGATGGCTTAAGTCCTACAACAATAGAACTAAACCGCGTTGATGGTGTCACAAGTAATATACAGACGCAGTTAGATGCAAAAGCGCCTTTGGCTAGTCCGACATTTACAGGGACTGCAACAATCCCTACGGCAACCATTACAACAGCCAATATAACAACTGTAGACTTAGGTGATTGGACTATTACAGAAAGTTCTGGTGTTCTCTATTTTGCGACAGGCGGCACAAACAAGATGAAGCTAGAAGCAAACGGTGATTTAACAGTAGTCGGAAACGTCACAGCTTATGGAACAATCTAATGGCTCTACAGACCAGTGGTGCAATATCCCTAGATGACATACACGTTGAGGCGGGTGGAACTACAGGTACTGAGGTAAGCCTCAATGATGCAGACATCCGTGATTTGATAACCAAAGGCGCTGGTGCGCAGGCGCGTTTTTCAGAATGGTACGGCGCAGCAAGAGAGTATGCACTTGCATTAGCATCTGATGTTTCAAACATAGATGTTAGAGCCTTGGCAATAACAGATGGTTGGGATGGTAACGAACCTTTAGTTATTAACGTAAACTCTGGTACTACAGTATATTCAACCACTACCTCTACTGCGGGTATGCTCATAGCAGGTAGCTTCCCTAACGGTGTAACCATTAACAACAGTGGTGCTATTACAGGTAGAGGCGGTTCAGCGGGGCAAGACGGTGGCGATGCTGTGGAGATTACTACATCTGACAGCGTAACTATAACAAATAACTCTGGTGCGTTTATTGCAGGTGGTGGCGGCGGTGGTGCAGCATCCCAAGGCGGTGGCGGTGCAGGTCAATCCGCACCCAACGTATCTACTGCAGGTGTAGGCGGGCCTTATAGTTTCAATGTGGGTTTATCTGGGGTACTAGCAACATTTGGCTGTTCAGAAGGTGGTAGCTGTATTGTTTATGGTTCTTGTACTGCCAGTGGTTCAGGTAATAGAGGCTACGGTGGAGATCAAGGTGCGTTTGCGGGGTCAGGTTCAACATCTGTAGGCTGCTGTTCTGCATCTGGCACAGGCTCCAGTGGAACTGGTTGTACATGTTCATATACAAATACACTGTGCGGGGTCGGATCACCAAACTCAGGCGGTACTGGTGGTTCTGTTCTTAGTGCTATAAGCAACGTCACTAATAGTGGTGGTGGCTGGGGTCTAGCGGGAACAGGCACAGGAGCAGGCGCTGGCGGTGCAGCTATTACAGGCACATATGCTACACTAACAAATAATGGCACAATTTACGGATCAACATAATGAGCGCAGAAGACACATTAAATGTTCAATGCTGGCAAGAGATTGATGGTGAGAGAGTAGAGATACCCTGCCCCGATAATGTGCTAGATGAAAGTGCTTTCGGTATACTAGCATCGTCTGAAAAAGCCCAGCAAAGAATGGATATATGTAAAGCATGTCCTTCCTATAAGTCTGTGTTGTTTATGTGCAGTGAGTGCAGTTGTGTAATGCCAGCTAAAACAAAGCTAGATAACTCTTCTTGTCCGCTAGGGAAATGGTGAAATAAATGACGTTAGTACCATTAGATATTCCCGCAGGTTTTTATCGAAACGGGACTGATTTAGAGCAGGCAGGGCGTTGGCGTGACGGATCGCTAGTTCGTTGGCGTGACAACTCATTGCGTCCAATTGGTGGTTGGCGTGAGCGCAAAACATCTTTTGCGACTAACCCTATTCGTGGCTTACATGCGTGGGAAACAAACAACGGTAGCGTATGGCTTTCTGGCGCTTCGCATGATGCATTGATGGTTATGACAGGTGGCGGCACTCTGTACAATGTCACTCCAAATGATCTGGCAACAGGTCGTGAGGATGCTGCGGCGAATGTCGGTTATGGCGGTGGCAGTTACAACTATGGTATTTACGGTCAACCAAGACAGGTAACACAGAACACGGTGCCGCAAGAGGCTACAACTTGGGCCTTGGATAACTGGGGTGAATACCTTTTGGGCCTTCATTATGACGATGGCAGAATATTAGAATGGGATTTGAGTGTCCCGACATCAGGGACTTATTTCCCGATGGATGACGCTGCGGTTACAACTATAACATCATCAAATCCTAACTTTACTTGGTCAGCCAGCTTTTTCCCAGATGGCCAAAACCCCGCAAGTTCGGGGATAGAAAGCGCAATTGCTAATGGCACCTATGGATCGACATTTCGTCGCCACTCAAACATCCCGATAAAAAGGGGCGCAGAATACATAACAAAAGTAATTTTTGGTGCTGCTACCAATGTGAATTACAACTTCTATGTATCCGTGAATTATGATAACGGAACCACTGGCACATATTTTTCCAGCAGCACATATCAGCCTAGCTCTGGCGTTCCACCCACGCCGACAGTAGATGGTAGCTTTGTCGCGGATGACGACGGAACAGCAACACTTTATTTTGGCGCAGTAACCGCTGACAGCATACAGTTTAACTACACGTTTTATTCCTTAGACATCAATGCAGATGGTAATGTTACTCATGCAAGACCATTGCCCAATGCGCCAATTAACAATGTTGGCATGGTTGTAACAGAGGAACGCTTTGTTTTTGCTCTTGGTGCAGGTGGTAATCCAAGGCGTGTTCAATGGTGTGATCGTGAGAACAATACGCTGTGGACACCAGCCGCCACAAACGAAGCTGGAGATATTGATTTGCAAACATCTGGCCAGATTATGCAGGGCATTCGTACACGCGGTCAGACACTCATTATAACCGACACAGACGCGCATACAGCACGTTATCTAGGCCCACCATACGTTTATGGCTTTGAGCGCGTAGGAACGTCTTGCGGTGCTGTTTCAAGGAAATCTGCATCTGATGTAGACATCGGCGTTTTCTGGATGGGTAAA